ATAAATAATTAAATATGAATTGGTTATATAATGGTAACACAATTGAGGATATTTCTCAATTTCCCGAAAACACATATGGTTTTGTTTACATAGTAACACACACTCCTACAAATAAATCCTATATTGGTAAAAAAGTACTTTACCACAATAAAAAAACTAAATTAGGAAAAAAGGAAATAGCTATACAAACAGGTCCAGGTAGAAAACCAACTACTAAAATAGTAACTAAAGAATCAGATTGGAAAACATATTACGGATCTGAAATAGAAATTAAAAAGTTACTAGCTGAAGGCAAACATAACGAATTTGAACGAGTTATTTTAAAATTGGTTGACAATAAAAAATTGCTTACGTATTTTGAGGTTAAATATCAATTCATACACGAGGTTTTGGAATACCCCACTGGTTGGTTCAATAACAACATTTTAGGAAAATTTTTCTCCAAGGATTTTTTGGATTCATAAACCCCATATATTATATTAAGGGTTATGGTAAATCAACTACTACTAGCACTAGTAAACTCGGTTTTAGGAGTGGGCAAATCAACAGCCCGAAACAACTATGCCTACCATTGTCCTTTTTGCCATCATGTTAAACCTAAACTAGAGGTTAACTTAACGGAAAACAAAGAAGGCAAAAACCCATGGCATTGCTGGGCTTGCGATACGCGAGGAAATAGTATTTATACTTTATTTAAGCAGTGTAAAACTACTCCCGAAAACATATCTAAAGTTAAATCTTTAGTATCCTCTTCTACCCACTCAATTAAAGATACTCAAACGGTAAATACCGTGTCTTTACCCGAGGAATATGTTAGCCTAGCGTGCCCCGATCCAAATGATATCATGGCTAAACACGCGCTAATCTACCTAAAAAAACGTAATATTAGCCAACATGATGTTATAAAATATAACATTGGGTATTGTTCTAAAGGACTATATGCTAATATGATTATATTACCAACTTATGATAAAGATGGTAACTTAAACTACTTTACAGCTCGTTCCTTTGAGAAAAACCCATACGTAAAATACAGAAATCCTTCCGTTAGTCGAGACATAATTCCAAATGAACATTTAATCAATTGGAATCTTCCTATAGTACTATGTGAAGGACTATTTGATGCCATTGCAATTAAACGAAATGCTATTCCTTTATTAGGTAAAAGCATTGAACCCAATTTGATGAAACGTTTAGTAACATCAGCAATAGATAAAATATATATAGCTTTAGATAAAGATGCTATTAAACAAGCACTAAAATTTTGTGAAATGTTGATAAACGAAGGTAAAGAAGTTTACCTAGTTGAATTAACCAGCAAAGACCCATCCGAACTCGGATTCAAAAACTTTACTAAATTAATCCAAAACACAATCCCTTTAACCTACTATGGTTTAATGGAGAAAAAACTAACATTATGATCAAAAAATCATATAAGCGTATCCTAGAGGTATCTAAAGATCACAAACAAATTACTCTTCCAGATTCAAGATACTACAGACGTAACGGAGAATATTACCCATCAGTAACATATGTTTTAAATTCATACCCTAAAGGTAAACATTTTGAAGAATGGTTGAAACGACATGGTTATACTGCTGATTATATTGTGAAAAAATCAGCTGAAGCTGGTACATTAACTCACGAACTTATAGAATCATATTTAAATGGTGAAGAAATTAACTATTTAGATTCTAAAGGATATCCTACAATGGATATTGAAATCTGGAAAATGGTTTTGCGTTTTGTAGATTTTTGGGAAACCCATACCCCAACTTTAATTGAAACTGAAGTACATCTATTTTCAGATGAATTGAAAGTAGCAGGTACTTGTGATTTAGTATGTGAATTTGGGGGTGAAAGATGGATTATAGATTTAAAAACATCTAACCATTTGCAAACTACCTACGATTTGCAAGGAGCAGTTTATGCTAAATGCTATGAAGAATGTTTTGAAAAGAAAATTGATCGAGTAGGTATACTTTGGCTCAAGTCATCTTCACGAGGTGAAGACAAAAACGGCAATAAAATTAAAGGCAAAAATTGGGAAATCCACGAATCTGTAAGATCACAAGAGGAAAACCTAGATATATTCAAATCAGTATATAAAATATTTAGTCTAGAAAACCCAAAACACAAACCAGCTAGCGAAAGTTTTATAACCACTGTGAAAAGAAATATAGGATAAAATGTGGAGGAACGAAAGTTCCTTCATATATTTATATCGTCAAATTTTCAAATAAAGGTTATATTTATAATAAACTACTTTTTATGATTAGTTTAATGCAATTGCTAAAAGAAATACAAGGAACCCCCAAAGCTATTATATTAGCTGGAGCTCCAGGAGCAGGTAAGGGATTTATCTTAAAGGGTCTAGATTTGGGTGGTTTAAAAATCTTTAATCTAGATAACACCTTTATAGATTTGTTAAAACAAGCAAACATCTCCTTAGATTTAAAATCTCATGGTCCTGAAGATAGAAGTGCAGCTGCTCAAGCAATGGTTCAAGCAGCAACTAAACTCAAAAAAGAGATTATACCCCAAGCTATAGCTAATCAAGAATCATTTATACTAGATGGTACAGCATCTTCAGTTAAACAAACAAGTGAGCTAAAATCCCAATTGGAAAATGCGGGATATGATGTGTTTATGTTGTATGTTTATACTGATTTAGAACGTTCATTACAACAAAATCAAGACAGATTTGAAAAATCTGGGGGTACTGATAGAAGCTTAGCCCCAGCTATTGTATTACGTACATGGGCTGAGGTAACTAAAAATTATGATACTTACAAATCAATGTTTGGTAATAATTTTGTATCTGTAGCCAATACTTTAAAGGATGAAAAATTAAAAGATTTAGAATCTATTGTAGACAAATATCTTAGACCATTTACTCCAAAGGACACTAAAGAAAAAGATCCAAAAGCACAAGCTCGAGCTAAAAAAGCAAAAGAACAATTAAATCAAGAAGTATCTGCTTTATTGCAAGATGAAGGGGTAGCTAATATAATCAACAATTCTGTTTCTAAGGAAGAAGCACAATCCAAAATACAACAATTCTTATCTTAATGAATTCACTGATAAAGGAAATAATTAAAAATTTTCTACCCGAGGAGGAAAAAAAACAAACCACCGCATTATATGCAGGTGGTTTTAAACCTCCCACTGTAGGTCACTTTAATGTTATTAAAGAAGCATTAAAACAAAACCCAGAAATAGAAGAATTCATAATTTTTGTAGGTTCCAAAGAACGTGACGGTGTATCGCAAGATGAATCCTTATTAATTTGGGAAATATACAATAAATACTTACCATTTAAGGTTAAAATAGAACCTAGTTCTTTACCACCCGTTAAAGCAGTATATGATTTTGCAAAAAATCACCCCACAAGAGAAGTATTATGGATTTTAGGTGCTAGAGAAGATAATGAACAAGATTTTACAGACATTAGCTCACGTACCAAATCTATAACTAACTACCCAAACATTGAGGCTAGAACTATTATAACCAAAGGTGGAGTATCAGGTACAGCTGCTAGAAATGCTTCTAAAGTATCATTTGAAAAATTTGAACCATTCCTACCTAGTGTTTTAACACCTGAAGAAAAACAAGAAGTATACCAAATAGTATCAGGTAAACTACAAGAAAATATTCAATCTCTAAAATATACTACTCCAAAGTTTGAAGAAGAGTGGAAAGAAGCTAGACGCTATCCTGAGTTCAAAAGATTAGGTAAAGACAAATGGGTAGAACTAGCAAAAACTGGCAAACCTGTTAGAATAACCTCAGCCGAAGATATCAATAACACTGATGCTGATGCTCCTGAACTTTTCAAAACACTCAACCCAGACAAACAAGAAAGAGCATTAGCACAATTAGAAGCAGGTAATGTAGAAATGCCCATAGTAGCTTTATATTCTGATGGGTATAAAGAATTATTAGCAGGTAATACTAGACTTACAGCTATGATGAGTAAAAATGGTGAAGCAACTGTTTGGCAGTTTAATGTACCTGATGAAATAAATGAAAATGCTTCATACTCTAACCACATTGACTATAAGCAAAAAATTAAAGCATTAACTAAACACATGATGAATAAAGGGATGAATATTGTTCCTTTACCTAAAGTAATATTCAAGCATGGAGATGAGGAAAATGCAAAACAATTTCTAGGTAAAACAGCTTATTACAATCCAGAAGCTATGGAAATTGTGTTGTATACAGAAGGTCGTCATCCTAAAGATATAGTACGATCATTTTC